GACATCTTCGGACACCCCCTATCTTAGGGAGTTGTGCGATGGGTTGGTTTGGTCACAGCGTCGGGGTGTTCCCGACCGTCCTGGGACGGATCGTACAATTAAGTACTTTCCTGTCCCGGGACAAACAACATGGTTATCAACAAAAAAATTATTGACAACGTACGATACACGAATATCTAGAATGCTAAAAAAAGCAACTGAATTATTTCATATACCGAATGTAATTTTGACCACTGATTTAAGAGCAGTACGTACTTTCTTGTACGCCTCTCTTGGTGAACATGTAAGGAGCAATCCGTTTGATGATATTATCAACGCCGGATTAATTGAGACTTTTTTGTCCCGATTACGCTCCTTTCCTATGTTACCTACTTTCATAATATCTCCTGATAATTTTATCTGGGAGATTTTGATGTTTGTTAATTCGGAGATTAATTTCCTCCTTGACGTATTCCCTGATTTTGATTCTCGCTTTTCAGCAATAGAACAATCGAAATTATTATTTAACACCTGTAAAATTCACCCTAGTGTCTTTACAAAAACTATAAAGCATCATATTAGTTGCCCTCTAGCTCGTATTCTAGATAATGAATTACCACCTACCCCTCACGGTGTTCTTGGTCATTACCTTATTTGGACGGGTTCTGTGAAACATTTTCTCAAAAATATTATTAATAAAAGAAATTTTAATTCGCAGAATAAGATTTGCCTTAGGTATGGCTTTGGGTTGTTACAGGCAGTGAAGAGAGGCTGTGCCTCCGTGTCTCGTTCCTTCTTACAAGAAGAGGTTGTGAAACACGTCATTGCTATGACAACTCTCCCAAAGACATTACCATATGTGGACATCTTTTCTAGAAGCACAAAACGAACAGTTAACGAATTACCTAAACTAAGAGGTGATATCGAATATTCGGACCTGGATCTCTATAAAGTAGAGAGGTTCCCTATACACGAAACCTTCGGCTCTACATGTCGAGCGATCATTCGTCCATCCAAACGCAAGTTCCTTGTCAAAGCCCTTGAACCCTCCCATAACTCTTGTTATGAGAGGTCAAGAGCGGACGGGGGGGCTTACGCTGAGCTATGTGACTGGGCGGCAATCCTTGAGGATTTACCGTCTGGTCCCATAGAGGAGGATTATGACAAAGACGGATTTGGTTACCAAATCAGTCATGAGGTCCGTGTGAAGGGTGGAATTAAGAATAACTTAGTCCAAGTCCCGATCGATATTAATAAAGCTCTAGACGTTGCTAGATCTCGTAAGTTATATCTCGACAAATGGAGAAAGCAGGATGCAGAAGTTAATTCTCTTATTAAAGAGTTTTCTGATTTTGACCTCGATGAGGCTCCCCGCGATCTAACTCGTGATCTAAGAGGAAATACCTCTGTTATACCACTTCTAGAACCTCTTAAGGTAAGAACTATTACAAAGTCTGAGGCATTACCTGCCTATATATCTAAAAGTCTACAAAAGGCTATTAAATCATATATCAACAGGTTTCCCTCTCTTGTTTTAACTACACGACCCCTTATTATTGAGGATTTTCGTACTGTTTGGGCTGCTGAGAAGGCACTCGAAGAAAAATTTGGAATTAAACTTGATTTCAAGTTCCATGTTTCGGGTGACTATTCTGCCGCAACTGACAAACTCAACATTGCTCTTACTAAATTAATATTTGAGCAATTGTTAGAAGCTTTGGACATTCCGGAGGCTGATCGGTTAATTTACCGTGAAGTGCTCTACGAACAACGACTCTACTATCCTAAAAGATTTATCTCTCTTCTTAAGAAAGATCCCCGCACCAAAGGCTTTGACATAGAACCTAACAGTAAGTTAGAGTTTTCTATCAATCAAGTTAATGGTCAGCTTATGGGGAGTATTTTATCATTTCCTGTTTTATGTCTAGCAAATTTAATTTGTTACAAAAAGGCACTTGATGAGTATATTAACCTTAACAATAAATCTGGAATTCCTATTCACGTCAGTGTCTATGATCTCCCTTGTTTTGTTAATGGTGATGATATTTATTTTCGGGCTAATGACATTTTCTATAAGATATGGATGAAGTACATTAAAATTGCAGGTTTTGAGTTGTCGGTGGGTAAAAATTATACCCATAAGTCCGTTTTTACAATTAATTCTCAGTGTTTCCACTTCGATCCCATTTCCGACACTCTTCATGAGGTAACTTACTTAAATTGTGGCCTATTAATGGGCCAATCCAAGTCAGGTGTTATCGGTGAAAAACTCCCTATTTGGGACCTTTATAATAAGGTTCTCAATGGAGCACATAACAAAGTTATAGCTCATCGTCGGTTTCTGTTCTATCATAAGGACTCAATTGCCCAAGTCACGAAGAATGGGAACTTTAATTTATTCCTACCGAAAGAGCTTGGTGGCTCTGGTTTTAAAAGACAATCTCCCGATATTCGGGCGGACCTTACCTTTTTCCAGAAGTCACTGGCCACATTTCTCCATAATCGAATCATAGCTGCATACAAAATCCCTACTATTGGGTTTGTTGACAGTTATCCTAGACTCGTGGATGAAAATGCTCCAACTATATATGAGCCTTATACAGGCGACGTCATCCTTCAATTTATTAAGAAGGGTGAGGATATTCCTGAGGGTTTTGCCCTTATTTCGGATATTCCTAAACCGTCTCATTCATTTATACATACCAATCTAGATCAGATGGTTCCTAAACTTTCATTTAAGTCAATTTCCACCAACGATATCATAACCCCCTTTCGGAAGAGTAACCTATATAAAGGTACAGCCGATTGGGTGGGATATGATACCGCCATGGCAGGGAATTACCCTTACGTGAAAGTCCAGAGTATAATTAATGATCAGGAGTCTTTCAACCAGAATGAAAAGTTACTCGACACGCAAACAATTACCGAATTAGCTAATGAGCTAGTTATCGGTATTTTGGAGTCATTCTAAATAAAATAATGGCCATCATGGCCCCTGTGGATAGAGTATTACTCTATCCAAAATCCGTTATATTAAAACAAATGCCCAAAAATCAAGTGAAAAACACTCAACAAAAGGTCAAGAAAAATAAAAACCCAAATATGGGTAAGAAGAACGGTGGCAAAAGTGGCCAACGCAAGAACGGAGGAGTTCCTCGCAGAATTGGTCCAAGCGAACATGCGCAAGCATTAGCTCTCTTGATCAAAGACCCCTGCAACTCTCTCGTAGATGCGTTACCCGGTGTTACCGGCGAAACCGTAATAAGACGGGTAAGAACTTTCATTGACTGTCATAGCTCCGCTGCTACTAACTGCGGTTACCTTTTATGGTATCCAGAGTTCCATGGTAACGGGCTTTCGGCAGGTGTTAATGCAAACCTCTTTAAATATGAACGACTTCCAGGAAACGTCTCGGCGAAACCGACTAATACACCTGCTTCCCCTTTGGGGACGGATGTTGTTTCGGCACCGAGCGTAGCTGGTCAGTGGATCCAAGATCCAGTCAACGTATTTGTCCAATCACGAAATTCTACCTTTGCGGGTGCTTGCACCTTAGCCGCTTGTATGAAATTCGTGTATGGGGGGACATTATCAAATAATGCAGGTTTTTGTTATCCAATCATAGATCTTGCTCCTCAGAACTTTTTCGACGTCGCCGGAACGGCCGTCGGAACAGCTGAGGGAGCAGTCTCAATTGCTAACCTCCAAACCTTCGCCAAATCTAGGGTACGTGTACCTTTAGAAGGTGTCGAAGTCATTTGGAGACCTAAACGTTACCTCTTTCGAGGCCCAGGTGAGTATGCATTAGCGGACGGCCAGGGCTCTGAAACAGATACTTGTTTTGAGCGCGGTAGTCCAACTATTAATCCTACTTCACTAGCCTGCCCCGAACCTGGGGCCACTTCAGGTTTCGGTCTTGCTTGGACCGGGCTCGCCACTACTACAACCGGTGATGTGTTTGTAGAGTGTATTAAAGTTGTAGAATTACAACTGCGACCCAGTTTTGGCATGATCGAAGAGCGACCTCCTGTTCCGCCATCACCGGCGGTTTTACAGGAGTCTCTCGATTACCTTGACTCTCGTTCACCAAATTGGCAAGCTGGTCTATCGGACGTCATGTCTCATACTGCCGCATTCCTCGCTCGTACCGCTTTAGGCGGTGCCTCTGAGTTTATGCGTCGTAGGGGAAACATGGTTCTCCGAGACCGCTATTAAGCCAAATGGCAAATAATAACAAAACGGATTTAACATTAGAACAATAAGTTCCTTCTGTCAATCAAAATAATTAATAATAAATTTAATTAAAAACGTACTGTCAGTGACAGCAAATAGCTGCTGCACCATGATTATGATAACCATATGTGACCAAC